AATAAAGATATTTTATATATTGGGGAGTTATTTGAAGAATTACCATTTCCTAGACAGTGTTATAGTGAGTGGGCTAATGATTTTAAGGAAATTAGAAAGATTTCCGACACTATTAAAAGGATTGACAGTATTTTAGAGAGCAGAGTTAATGTAGCTGGGTTAAAAGGTAAAGCAAATCCAACTATGGTTATATTTAACTTGAAAAATAATTATAATTGGAAAGATAAAGTAGAACAAGAACTAAGTAATCCAGACGGAAACTTAAAAACAATAACTATAATCAAAACTAATGGAAGCAAGGATAACACTTCTACCTAAACAATCAGACGCTTGGGAATGTTGGGAAAGTAAAGACATAACAGAATTAGGTTATGGTGGTGCAGCAGGTGGTGGTAAAACCAGACTCGGTTGTTATTTAATAATTACAGCTTGTGAACAATATCCAGGGAGTAGATGGGCTATTGGAAGAAAGGAACTTAAAACACTAAGACTAACTACCCTTGCTTCACTATTTGAAATATTTAAAGAGATGGGCTATTCAGAAAAGGATTATAAGTATGATGTCCAACAAGGATTGATAACATTCTCTAATGGTTCACAAATACTTATTTTAGATACTGCTTACAGTCCACAAGACCCAGAATATACTCGCTTCGGTTCATTAGAAATATCAGGAGCTTGGATTGACGAAAGCAACGAAACACCAGAAAAAGCTAAATCTATTCTAAAGACTCGTGTAGGTAGAAAGAATAATCTGAATGGAGTACTAGTAAAACCTTTCTGGCTAGAAACATTTAACCCAAACAAAGGACACGTTCACAGAGATTATTATAAACCCTGGAAAGAAAAGACTATGCCTTCTTACAGGGCTTTTATTCGTGCCTTGCCTGGAGATAATCCACACTTACCTGAAGCATATATAACAAACTTAGAAAGAGCTGATAAAGTAACAAGAGAAAGACTCTTGAAAGGGAACTTTGAATTTGATGATGACCCACAAAAGATAATGTTCTATGAAGCTATTACAGACTTACCTACAAACACTCTAGTAAATAACAAGGAAACAAAAACTCTTATTGCTGATATTGCACGCTTTGGTGGAGATAAAATCGTTCTAGGTTGTTTTAAAGGGTTAGAACTTTACTCTCTAGGAGTTTATACTTATCAAGGCATAGACGAAACTATTAAGAAAATGAAAGAAACTATCCTCGTAGAATCTATCGGGTATATAAATGTTTTAGCTGATGAAGGAGGAGTTGGTGGTGGAGTAGTAGACGGAATGAGAGGTATCAAAGGCTATAACGGAGCTTCTAGTCCTTTACCAATATGGGATTATGTAACTAATAGGCAAAGACCAGCTAACTACCAGAACTTTAGAAGCCAATGCTATTTTAAGCTAGGTGAAATGGTAAATAATAGGCAGATAAGCATTAAGATAACACAATTCAAAACAAACATAGAAGGCTATACAAAAGAAAAAGCTATCTCTGACCTAATAGAAGAACTTGATGCTATAAAACAAACAGACAATTCAGAAGACGGTAAGAAAGCAATCATTCCTAAAAGTGAAATAAAAGAAATACTAGGAAGAAGCCCAGACTTTGCAGATATTATGATGATGCGAATGTTTTTTGAGCTTAAAGATTTACCAATAACTTACAAACATAGCTTGATAGACACGGAACAAGAGAAAAACCCCGCAATATAGTTTTGCACAACTTGCATTGACTTTTTAAAAGATTTATACTGATAACAATGGCAACAACTAAAACAAAATATTTAGTATCAATCAAATTTAATAATAAAGAAAATGTCATTAAGACTAATGACTTAACTCAATCGTTTTTAGAATTACGACCACAAATGTTGAAGACAAAAGTAATCCTAAAAGTGAAAGAAGGTAAAAAAGAAATTGAGAAAGCATTCAGTCCATTCCAAGCTCGTAGAATGTGGAATGCACCGTTAGCAACAAAAATGATACTAACAAGGTTAATTTTAAAATAATGAATTTAACTGAAAATGAGAAAAAGATAATAGAATTATTAAGAGAAGCCAACCCATTTGAAAAGTTAGAAATAACAAAAGACCAAAATGGTAAAGCTGATTATTACATTATAAGCAAAAGTCAAAAAATAATATTAAAATGACATCTTACAGAAAGACTGGGGATTCTAAAACCCCCAAATGGATAAAGACATATTTGAGTATATAAAAACAGAGGAAACTAATTTTAAAACTGTTCGTGTGCCATTAACAACCTCAAAAGATTGGAATATGCACGAGCATATTGAGCGATGTACTAATGTCTCGAATGGCTGGTATCATTCAGGTAGAAATGACGGATTAAGACGTTATGACGACATAGTAACCCCAATTATAAATGTATCATTTCGTTCAGAAGGCTTTGATGTTAAAGACATTGTGCCTTTTGTAAATGATATATCAGAGAATTATAAGTCATTCATAGTCAAGAAAAGACACCCACAATGGGCTAGAAAGAACCAGCTTGATACTTTTATTGATGATGTAGTAGAAAGTTCTGTTATATACGACCTTGTGCTTGTTAGGAAAGGCATTGATAGTCCTAGACCAGAAGTTGTAGACTTAAAGACATTAGCTTTTTGTGACCAAACAGATATAATGTCTGCCCCAATATGTATTAGGCACTACTACACAGTAGCTGATTTGTTGGCGATGAAAGGTAAGTGGAACGATAGTGCTATTGATAGTGCTATTTTCCAAGCTGAAATGTCGAAAAAGGTTTCAGTAGCAAACGATAGAGAGGTAGCTACTCCATCAAAATACATAGAAATTTACGAATTGAGAGGAGACTTACCAGAAAATTGGCTAGATTTTAATGGCGACAAATACAAGTATGTACCACAAATGCAAGTAGTATGCTTCTACAAAGACAACACAGGGAACAAACAAGGTATTAGTTTGTACAAGGGTAAAGATAAGCCTATAACTAGCACATTTAAAGCCCTTAAGATAGACAGAATAAGAAGTAGAGGGCGTGCTTGTGGTAAATCAATCGTGGAAACACTCTTTGAACCCCAAGTCTGGGCTAACTATGACGCTCAAAAGATTAAAGAACTATTAGACTCTGCATTCAACGTAATAATCTCCGATAGTGATGAGCTAGGCAATCAAAAACTAAGCGAGCTAAAGAAAAATACAATCCTAAAGCAAAATAAAGGCGACAATACACAAATCTTAACTTCAAGACTAGAAAACTTAACTTACTTTGCAAATGATAAAGCAAGTTTGACTCAAGACGCTAGAACATTAGGAAGTGCGTCAGACCCAGCGTTAGGACTTAATCCAGTATCAGGAACACCACTAGGAACAACTCAAACAGTAATACAACAAGGAGAAGGAATACACGAATACAGACAAGGTAAAATCGCTACTTTCTTTGCAGATGTTCTTTACCCAGAGTGGATTTTAGAATGGCTAGTAGCTGACCTTAATTCAGGAGAAACATTTAGTGAAGAATTAACTTTAGACGAGCTAATTGAAATAGGAGAAACTATCGCAGTAAATCAAGCTGAGCAAAGAGTAAAGGAAATGATATTAGAAGGCAAGATAGTAACAATGGAGGACAAGCAAATGTTAATTGATACTATCAAGCAAGACTTTATTAAATCAGGTAGCAGGAAATTCTTTGACGAATTAAAAGATGAGTTTAAAGATATTCCAGTAGATGTGTTTGTGAATATTAAAGGCAAGCAGAGATACATGGCACAAAACGCTGACAAGATTACAAACATTTTAAGAGAAATACTAGCTAATCCACAAGCCTTTGCACAAAATCCTGGAATAGCCAAAGCATTTAATCAAGTATTAGAAGAAAGTGGAATGAATGCAATAGACTTTACTCAAGTAACTCAAGCCCCACAATTACTACAGCCATCACAAATGGAAAAGGTAGCTCCACAGGTCAGTGAAGCTCCACAATTAACAGCTTAATTAATAATTATGTACGAATTAACAGATTTAGAAAAAACAAAAATAGCTCAATTTAACTCTGATATAGACATGGTAGAAGCAGTACGCAAAGTACTACTAGCTTCTATTTACTCTAACGGAACTTTGAGACAGAATGTCAATGCTAATCCAATGACAAATGTTGCTTTTATGATGGTCATGAGAACTATCAGAGGTGAAGGTGTTATGTCTGACGCAGAATTAGGACAAGACCTAAGAGGTTTAGCCCAAGGAGTTATGTTACTAGAGTCAGGACTTAAAAAATTATCAGAAATTAAAATAGAGTCTCCTTATATAGGAGAAACTAAAAACGAAGCAATATAATGGAAGCA